AATATTGTTGATCTGTTACCCATGCAAATATAAACAAACACGCAACTAGATCATCATTACACCCATCATCAGCTTCATATGACGAACCTTTTACAATAAATGTAGATAACTCTCTAATAATATCTAAATCTTCTACAATAAGTTTATTATCTTCAATTAATTGTTTAAGATTAGAACAACCTATTTTTTTAACAGCTTTAGTGGTTCTTACCCCTAATTGAGCTTTACCCCCGCTGAATCCCCCTCCAAGCACCTGACCTGACCT